TTTTGAGGTGAGGTTGTGTCGTAGATTTTCGGCACATTGTTGAGTTCGTTGTCGTTCGTTCGTTGTCGTTCGTCCAAAGTTTGCCGTTTGTCCTTGTCGATAGTTCCGAAGGAACGATAGTTCCAAAAAATTTTTAGAACTTTTTTTAGACAAAAAAAAACCCCCGAGATTTCTCTCGGGGGCTTAGTATTTAGTTATTTAAAGTTAAGCTGTAGCTCTAGAGTTTGAAAAGTTTGGCATTTTAGCATCGCCTATTGTTTTCATTTGTTTATTTGGCTCTTCTTTAGCTTCTATTATTGCATCAACCATATTTTCTTGAAGTAATTCAATAGTTTTTGCCACCATTTCTTGAGGTACATCTTTGATTAAATTTTTATGAGATTTAATCACCGCAAAAGCTTCCACTAGTTGAGTTAAGGTACTAACCTGATTTTTTTTAGTCTCTCGATTTCTAGTAGGCTTTGAAGAGCTTTTCTTATCCAGTTCTTTAACTGGTACTACTTTTCCTTTGCTATCCAATATTTGCCCCTCATCAGTAATTGAGGTATTTTTATTTTCAAACAAATAGAAAGTAGCGTCAATCACTCTTTTAATAGACATCATAAAAGCTTTATTATCATCAGAGCTTTTATACCCAATGAAATGGTAAAGAGCTGAGCGTAAAGTATATCTATCAAGAGCCAGTCTATTTTTTTTAGCCTCAATAATCATATGACCTGAGAGCCTCACCAGTTCCACTTTTTGTGAAGCTGTTCTTTTCTCAAATCTTTTATGAGCATCTAAAAAACTATTCCCAACCGCATAAACTTTTTCAAGAGTCTTTGGTGAATAATAACTTTTCATACACTCATCGGAAATCTTAGCAGTAATTTTTTTTGCTGTCTTGCTAGCAATCTTTAATGAATGGTTAGCAGTTGATTTCTTTGGGCTTTTTGTTTTAGTAGTGTTTTTCATTTTTAGTTACCTCCTAAAAGGTTTGTTAATTAAGTAAAATTTTAAACTAATCGACCACTAATACAACAGTAAAAAGAATTAATTATTATTATTATTTATGGGGCTTATTTAGTAACACGTGTTACCAGTGAATTAATTGAAACTACTAGAGTTACATTTTTTCTCTATCTCTCTAGAGCTGTACTCATAAAACTACTTTATAAATTTATTTAGTAACACGTGTTACCAATTTATTTTTTAACTAATTAATATTATTTTTTATTAACTGTTACTACTGGTTACAAATAATTATTACTAGGGGTAAAATAATTAATAATGCTATAGGGTGTGCAGGTGGCTAGGGGGGGTGTGTGTGTATACATATATACCAACGTACTAAAAATTCAGGATAGGTATTGAAACTACTTTTGTCACGACTTAAGGGGGTATTTAGGAATAGATATTTCGAATGAATTGAAGCCACCTTAAGGGTACAATAGGCGTACGTACCGGGCATAGCCCAATTACTATTTTAATACCCTATGCCATTTTGTCAATAACAAAATTTTATTTGACAGAATATTGACTGACACTATAATTATATATTAAGGTTTAAATACATCCAAAGGGTCACACACACTTGATGCGAACCAAGGACAATCACGGTGTTATTATTTAAACCTATTTGAAAAAATAACTAAAAAGGATTAAAACTACAATATGGCAAAATCAACAGTTAATAAAGCAGGCAATTATACTAAGCCCGGAATGAGAAAACAACAATTCCAAAGAATTAAATCTGGTTCTAAGGGTGGTAGACCCGGACAATGGTCCGCAAGGAAGGCACAGCTTTTGGCATCGGCTTATAAGAAAGCCGGTGGAGGATATAAGTCCTAGCTCTAACCCTCTTATTTGCCTAAAAAAGTACTATATAAAGTTTACATAACATATTATGAGACTAAAGAATATTATATCGGTGTTACATCCAAATCAGGTGTACACTTTGATAATTATTTTGGCTCTAATACTACAGATTTAAAAATATCTCATAAAGAAATACTATTTCATACACATAATAAATCAGATGCCAAGTTAATGGAGCTGATATATCAATTACGTAGTTTTAATGATAAGAAGTGTTTGAACAAAATGCTTAATATACGTCTCAGAAGAGATTTTATAAAAAAAATACCGAGGTTTACAATAAAAATAAAAGATGGCATTTCTCGTAGCTAACGTACCCCCAGTTAAAGTCTGGGTTAAAAAGCAATATTTATATGACCTTCAAAAGGGTCATGGAGAATATGTTCAAGGTATCTGGGCAACAGTGAAATCTATACAAGGCAGAGCCTTATACTTTGAAACCTACATACCTGATTATGCTGCTCTCTATGATAAGTTACCGATTAGTGCATTTGTCAGTTCACCTGATGTAAAAGAAGATTTACCTTTAGAAGAATTAGAACTATGGGATGCTTTTAGTTATCATATCACGGTGATAGAAAAAACAACTGTACCACCGAGAGCCAAGTATTTATCTCCTTCTAAACAATGGTATAAGGGTGAATACTTGTTTACCATTGATAGCTGTCATGCTGACCATAACTTGCCTAATATAAATTATTCACAAGTTCCAGAAGAACATAAATCATTTAATATTCTAGAATTAGAGAATGGACACTTTGCCGCTCAACCTAACAATAGAACATTATTTTATGATAAATCATTAACCCCGGCTGAACCCAAGCAACCTGATTTTAAAGTATCGACTGTTGAATATAATGTGGAGTCGGTAAGTAAATGGACTGCAGGAGATGATACGAATTACTTCTATAATTTTAAAGAACAAAAGTAATGAATTTTATAAGTACTAAAAAACCTAGATGGTTAATGAGAGCATTAAACCCTAGGTCTCCTATGACAGAAAATAATGAAACTGTAAAATTAATAAGTTATGATAACAGAGTAGCCCCTACAATAATTAGAATTGGAACAAGAGGTAAAGGAAAATTTGTAAAATTAACAAATGAAGAAGCTATAAAAAGAGCAAATAAAAATAATACTTTTTTAGAATTTGCTACTAGTAAACAAGCAGAAAAGTTTGCTAAAAATTTTTCAACTATTATTCCTAATACTTTTAAAAATAAACCTAGAAGAACTAGTAAGTAATGCCACAAAAACAAACAGTAGTTAACAATATAAATTTTATTCCTAAAAGAACAAGTATAGGAAACGGCAAAGTAAAAATGTCATCAATGAATAAAAATAAACGTAGAAGTTATAAAAAATACAGAGGACAAGGTAAATAAAATGGTAGCTAAACTAATTAAAGTATCAAAAGCATTAAACAAAGCATCAAGATTACATAAAAAACAATCTAAAATAATTAAAAATCATGCTAAGAAAATGACTGGTAACAAAAAAAAAAGTTAAAAAATCAACAAGAAGATTATAGACATAATCAATGGTAAAAAAAAGAGAGGACAAGGTAAATAATGGTAGCAAAAATAGTACTTAGTAAGAAATTAAAAGAAAAAAGAGAAAAGGCTAAAAGACAATTAGATAGTATAGCCCATGCTAAGAAACTTAAAAAGTTTAATAACTACTGGTCTAAATTAAAACTAAGTACTATAACAAATTTAAAAAGAGCAGGTATAGATAAAAACGAAGCTAAAGATAGATATGTTCTTGGTAATGGTTTAGGGCTAAGAGTTAATATGTGGCAGATGGAGGATAAACCTGTAGTTCCCAAAGGTTCTTTTGAAGCAGGGGAAAAAGCAAAGAAAAATGTCATTAAAAAAAATAAAGAAACTAAAGAAGCTATTTTAAAAACTATAGATAACGTAAAAAAAATATTTAAAAATTAATGCTAGCTAAATCACAAAAAAGTTTAAAGTCTTGGACCAAACAAAAATGGAGAACCAAATCAGGTAAACCATCAAACAAGACAGGTGAAAGATATTTACCCAGTGCTGCAATAAAAAGTTTATCCCCTGCAGAATACGCAGCTACAACAAAAGCAAAGCGTCAAGGAACAAAAGCAGGTAAACAGTTTGTGAAACAACCAAAGAACATCGCAAAAAAAACGAGAGCCTATAGGAGGGTGACATGACAAAAATAAAAGACATGATTATGGAAAAATGGAATGGCTTAAACAAAAAAGGTAAAATGTTTGTAGCCTTCATAGCATTAGTAATACTATTAGCTATTATTCAAGGAGTAGCATAATGATATCAACAGTAGTAAAATTTATAGCAGCATTTGGTGTTAATAAAGCTATTAAAAAATTTGGTAAAGTTTTAGTAGATAAAGCTAGAACATTTATGAAAAAAAACCCTAACACGGTTGCAAAAATGAAATCTAATGTAGAACAAACACCAGTAGAAAAATTACCAATGTTTAAAAAGTTAAGTAATAGATATGTTAGTGAAGGCGTTGATTTTAGTGGATTGAATAAAGGGACTGATATCACTAAAGGTATGATGAAAAAATAATGACAAAATCTTTATCATCTAAGCAAAAAAAAATAGCAAATCAAAGCCCTCCTTATGATAAAATTACAGGAGAAGATTTTCAAACTTTAAAAATGAAAAAAGGTAACGACATATCAAAAAATATGTTTGCTAAAAATAATGGCAATAGCAAAAAGAGTACGTAATAAAAGTACAGGTAGAAATTATAAGAAGGAATATGCTTCTTATCAAGGTAAACCTTCTGCCATTGCTAAAAGAGTTTCTAGAGACACTGCCCGTAGAGCAATGCAAAAACGGGGAATAGTTAAAAAGGGAAGTGGTATGGATGTTGACCACAAGGATGGTAATCCTATGAACAACAATAAAAAAAACTTACGAGTAGTAAGTAAATTTAAAAATCGTTCCTTCGCTAGGAACAAAAACGGAGGAAAAAAATAATGCCAGTATTAGCAGTAGCAGCCATACCTACAGTCGCTAGTTTTATTGCTCGAATGGGAGTAACAAAAGCAGCTAAAAAGTATGCACCTAAATTAATTAAAGAAGCACAAAAATATATAAAAAAACATAACCTAACAAAAAAATTTCCTACACTAGGAAAGAAAACAGCCGAGTCAATGAAAAAGACTACGAAGAAAATGCAGGTTGTTAAAAAGAAAGTAAATCCAAAAATTCCTAAAAAAAAGAAAAAAGATTCTTTTGATGAAGAGTTAAAGAAAAAAGAAGGTACAAAAAACTTTAATAAGAAAAATAAAGATGCTACTACAACTAATAAAGCACCTAAAGCCTATGTAGATAAATTTGGTAATCCTCATAGAACAGCAGCAGGAGCAGATAGAGCAAATAAACTTAATAAAAATCCTAGAATTAAAACAAAAAATAAAAAACTTAAAAAAGAAGAAAAACCAATAAATCAAAATATACAGACTAAAGCTCAATTAGAAAAAAGCTTAAAAAATAAAAAAATAATTACTGGTGGTGCTATACTTGCAGGAAGTATAGGTTTACCTTTTTTAAAAGGTAAAGGAGATAAAGTTATTAAGGGTTATAACTCAGCTAAGGACTCTATTACTGGTGGACCTTCTACTTTTGCTGCTGCATTTAAAAAAGCAAGAAAAGAAAAAGGACCTAACTCTACATTTACTTACAAAGGTAAACAATATAGTACTGTTACAGTAGACCAGTATCAAAAAGCAGGTTTTAATAGTCTTCGTGAATACCTAAACGCTCAAAAAAAGAAGTAATGGCTTTATCAGACGCAGAAAAAAAGAAAAACTTTTTAAAAAAACATGGATTACCTAGGTTTAATTCTTGTGTATTGCGTTCTGAAGGTGGTAAAAAAGGAAAAGTAGGTATTTTAGTAAACGGAAAACCTAAATTAATACGTTTTGGTGATGCTTCTATGGGACATAACTACTCTCCTGAAGCTAGAAAGTCTTTTAAAGCTCGTCATGCAAAGAATATTGCTAAAGGTCCTACTAGTGCAGCTTACTGGGCTAACAAATGTCTGTGGGCAGGACCTAGTGGTAGTAAAAAATCACCTCCTAAAGGTCAAAAACACAGAAAAGGATAACAATTTTAATGACAAGTAGTTTATATGTGTGTATAATAAAGGATAAGTGTTAAAAAATATGTTTAACATTGATAAACCTAAAAAAACAGAACTTTCTGACCAACAAAAAAAGTTTTTAACAGTATTGTTTGGTGAAGCTAATGGAAATGCTAAACAAGCTGCAGAAATAGCAGGATATTCTGAATTTTATTACCCTGATTTAGTAAAAAATTTAAAAGAAGAAATAATTAATAGAGCAGAAGAAATATTAGCAGCTCATTCACCTAAAGCAGCATTAGGAATGATAAATGCTTTAGATGAAGATGGTTCTACACCGGGTGTTAATATTAGAATGGAAGCAGCTAAACAAATTTTAGACAGAGTGGGCGTTTCTAAGAAAGAAAGAATTGATATGAATGTCAAACAAGCGACAGGAATTTTTATTTTACCCCCTAAACATGGAACAACAGGAACAACAGAATAATTATCAAAAGCGTAAAAGACGAGCAAGAGTTATACCTTTTGGATATACAGTTGATGAAAGTAATCCTGAATATTTAATTCCTATTGAATCAGAATTAGATGCATTACAAGAAGCAGAAAAGTATTTACAAAATTGCTCGTATAAGGAAGTTGCAGAATGGTTGATGAGAAAGACAGACAGGAAAGTAACGGGCATGGGATTACGCAAGATTCTAATGAGAGGTTGGTAGAACCTCCAAAACCTAAAGCAAAAGGTAGAAAAAGAAAAGTTGCTATTCCTAAAATATCAAGCTCAGTAGCCAAAGCAAAAAAATCTGCTACAGAGTCTTTAACTAACTCTTACAAAAATTTAGAGAAAGCTAGAGAAAAGTATAAAGCAGAACAAGAAAAGTATAAAAATAAAAAAGAAAAGTTAAAAGATTTAGACAATGCTTTAGAAGGAAAAGTTTCTACAGTTTTAGAAACAACTCAAATTGAAGAGACTACTCCTAGTATACAAAAAGTTTTAAAAGAACGAGAGGTTATATTTGAACCTAATGAAGGACCTCAAACAGAATTTTTAGCAGCACCTGAACGAGAAGTATTTTATGGTGGTGCAAGAGGGGGTGGCAAATCTTATGCGTTATTAATTGACCCATTAAGATATTGTCACAAATCTGCTCATCGTGGTTTATTTATTAGACGTACGATGCCTGAACTAAGAGATATTATTAATCATTCTCTTAATCTTTATCCTAAAGCTTATCCCGGTGCTAAATGGAGAGAGCAAGAAAAAGAATGGAGATTTCCTTCAGGTGCTAGAATAGAGTTTGGATATGCTGAGAACTTAACTGATGTACTTCGTTACCAAGGACAATCTTATACTTGGATTGGAATAGATGAATTACCTCAATATCCAACCGAAGATATTTATAATTTTCTTCGGTCTTCTTTAAGAAGTGTAGACCCTAATATACCAGTATATATTAGAGCAACAGGTAACCCCGGAAACGTAGGTTCCCATTGGGTAAAAAAAATGTTTGTTGAACCCGGAGAACCTAATGAAGCATTTACTGTAGCTATCCCTACAATGGCAGGAACTAAATCAATTACTAGAAGATTTATTCCTGCAAAATTACAAGATAATCCTTATCTAATGCAAACAGATGATTATCTTATTATGTTATCATCTTTACCTGATGTACAACGTAAACAATTTTTAGAAGGGGATTGGGATGCTTATGAGGATTCTAGTTTTCCAGAGTTTTCTAGAGAAGTCCATGTATTAGATAATTTTGAAATACCTAATAACTGGATGAGATTTAGAGCAGCAGACTGGGGATATAGTTCACCTGCTTGTTGTTTATGGTTTGCAGTTGACCATGATAATGTAATGTATGTATATCGAGAATTATACACACAAAAAATTACAGCAGATGAATTTGCAAAACAAGTTATAGATTTAGAGTATGGAGAATATATTAGATACGGTGTATTAGATTCTTCTACTTGGGCTAACAGGGGAGATGTTGGACCTAGCATAGCAGAAACAATGATTAAAGAAGGATGTAGATGGAGACCATCAGATAGAAGTCCTAGAAGTCGTGTAAATGGTAAGTTAGAAATACATAAAAGATTAAAACTAGATGAAGATACAAAAGAACCTACTTTATATATTCTTAATAGTTGTAAAAATTTATTAAGAACATTACCTATGTTACCCCTTGATAAAAATAATAGTGAAGATGTAGACACTAAAGCAGAAGACCATGCTTATGATGCACTAAGATATGGATGCATGAGTAGACCTGCTCACCCTCATAGTTTACAAACTCATTCTCCTTTATCAAGAGAACAAAAGTTTAAACCAGTGGATGAAGGATTTGGATATTAAAAGTAAAATTAAAATAGGATATAGAAATTACTCTTTAGAAAAAAATGATAGAGTATGGAATAAGCAAACAGAATCCTATGGTCAGTTTCTTTCTAAAGAAGGTATAATATGTTTATCTTCTGAAGAGGATAGTATATCACAAGCTAATACATTAATACATGAGGTACTCCACGGTATCGTGTATCAATGGGGTTTAGAATCAGAGCTTGATGATAAAGAAGAACGAATTGTTAATACTCTATCAAATGGTATAACAACAGTTTTTCGAGATAACCCGTGGATGTTAAACTTTATAAAAAATAAAGTTGAGGAGGAAAAAAAGAATGATGAAAAAAAGTGAAATGAGCAAAGAAATCAAAACTGAATTAGGTACAACTTACAAACAAGGTGAGTTAGGTTCTGCTGCTGATGGTGCTGTAAAAAACAGTCTATTAACACAGGGCGGTGCATTTCCTGCCGATGCTTATGCAGAAGGCAATGTAGCATATCCTAAACAAAGTAAATCAGAAGTTGATGCATCTATACTTAAAAAATATTCTCAAGGTGACCTTGCAGAATAATAATTAATGGACAAAACGAACGATATAGAAACAGGCGTTGATACTACAGCATCTCTTAAAGACGAAGAACAAGAGATATATGGTTTAGGTGCATTAGTAGAAGAAAAATTTAAGTTATCTGAAGACGCAAGATTATTTGACGAAAAAAGATGGTTAAGAGCTTACAGAAACTATAGAGGAATCTATGGTCCTGATTTAGCTTTTCGTGAAAACGAAAAATCTAAAGTATTTGTTAAAATAACTAAAACAAAAGTTTTAGCTGCTTATGGTCAGATAACAGAAGTTTTATTTTCTCAAGGTAAGTTTCCTATTGGTATAGAACCAACAACTATACCAGAAGGAGCTTCAGAATATGCACATTTAAAACCTGATGGTAAAAGTCAGCAACCTGAAAATCCTTATGGTTATCCGGGTGATGGTAAAGAAATAAAACCCGGAACAACTATTAACGAAATTTTAGGTGGTCTAAAAGATGAATATGGTTCGTTACCTTTTGAAGATGGTCCTGCACCGGATTTAAAATCTATGCCTCAGTTAGAACCTGCAAAGATAGCATCTGAGAATATGGAAAAAGTAATTCATGACCAATTAGATGAATCTTTAGCTTCTACTGTATTACGACATATTATTTTTGAAATGACGTTGTTAGGCACAGGCATTTTAAAAGGTCCTTTTAACTATGAAAAAAAATTACATAGTTGGGACAGTGAAGATGATACAGATGAATTATTTTATAATCCTAAAACAAAATTAACACCAAAAATAGAAGCAGTTAGTTGTTGGGATTTTTATCAAGACCCTAATGCAACTTCTATTGAAGATTGTAATTATGTTATTCAACGACATAAACTTACAGCTTCAGATATGAGAGATTTATTAAATAGACCTTTCTTTAGAGAAACAGCTATTAGAAATTGTATTGCATCAGGCTCAAACTATGAACAAAGAAGCTATGAAACGGCTTTGTATGATAGAGAAAATCAATCAGACTACAATCAAGATAGATTTGAAGTGTTTGAGTATTGGGGAAAAATGGATGCTAATCTTGCAGAAGAAGCAGGTTTAGAAGTTAACCCTGAAGAAGTAGATGTACTAAATGAAGTAGATATTAATGCATGGGTATGTAATGGTCATATATTAAGATTAGTATTAAATCCTTTTACTCCTTCTAGATTACCTTACATGGTTTGTCCTTATGAAATTAATCCTTATCAATTTTTTGGTGTAGGTATACCTGAAAATATGGATGATTCTCAACAAATTATGAATGGTCATGCACGTATGGCTATAGATAACTTAGCTTTAGCAGGTAATTTAATCTTTGATGTTGATGAAACAATGTTAGTACCCGGACAAGATATGTCTGTTTATCCCGGAAAAATATTTAGAAGACAAAGTGGACAAACAGGACAAGCAATTCACGGATTAAAGTTTCCTAATACTGCAAATGAAAATCTAATGATGTTTGATAAATTTAGACAACTAGCTGATGAATCAACAGGTATTCCTTCTTACTCTCATGGACAGACTGGAATACAATCAACAACTAGAACTGCAGCAGGTATGTCAATGTTATTAGGAGCTGCAGCTTTAAATATTAAAACAGTTATAAAAAATATTGATGATTATTTATTAAGACCTTTAGGAGAATCTTTATTTTCTTGGAATATGCAATTTAATAAAGATGCTAAAAAAATTAAAGGAGATTTAGTTATTAAAGCAAGAGGAACATCTTCCTTAATGCAAAAAGAAGTAAGGTCTCAAAGACTAATGACTTTTATGCAAGTAGCATCTAATCCTGCATTAGCACCTTTTGTTAAATTTCATACTATACTTAAAGAAATTGCTAAGTCTATGGATATAGACCCTGAACAAGTTATTAACGACCCTGAGAAAGCAGCATTGTATATGAAAATGATGGGAGGACAAAATGAAAATCAACAGACTGGGAATACTGGTGGAATCCCCGGCATGGGAAGTACTGGAGGAGTACCTTCAGGAGCAAATCCGCTTGACCCAACGGGCGTTGGAGGTGGCAACATTGGAGTTGGAAGTGTTCCGACTACAGGGGAAGCTCAATTCTCTTCGCCAAATAATAGCCCTCAAGGAACAGGTGAACAGTAAATAAAATGGCAGATACAAAAACATCAGAAACTTTAGCACAAGAAGTTAAAAAACAAGATTATGGTATTTATAATCAAGGAAGAATAAAACTTAATTATAATGATGAAACTCAAGAATACTCTGAACAGTATGAACCTACAGAAGGATATAAAATGTTTATTCCTCCTATACCTAAAGATGTTAAATTACCTACTGATGTAACTGTACCTGATACACCTATAACTGACCCTATGCCGAATTTACCTTCTGAGCCTGCAACTCCTATAGTACAACCAAGAGATGAAGGAGAAACTGCAGGTGAAAAACGCAGAAGAGAAGATATGGAAAGATTTGGTCCGGGACAAGACCCTATGACATTTTCTAAAACAATGTCTAATATATTTACTCCGGGTACAGAACAAAATCTTTATTATTCTACTAGGGGTATACTAACTCAAGATGGAAATAATTTAACAGTAAATTTTGACCAAATAGATGAAGAAGGAGGATATGGTTTACCTTCTTTCCTAGGTGGAGCATTTAAATATGCAGAAAAAGATATTATATCTGGAACAATTAATAGATTAAAATATGCAGGTATTATTGAAGGTGGAAAAGATATAGATGAATCTAAAGGATTGTATACATTTACTATTAATAGAGAAAAAATGGATAAGTATACAGACAATGTTTCTTCTTTAGCTAATAAATTAACTGGAGGCTACAGAGATGCTAACGGTAATTTTGTAAGGCGTAATGATTATTTAATAGAAGAGCTAGGTAAATTAGGTAAAGATGATGCTACTAAATTTATATCTGATATGGCTATAGCTTCTGATAATGATAATATGAAAAATATTATTGATAACGCAATAGCTAATGGAACTAGAGGGGCAGCAGCAGCATTAATAGCTTTCCAAACAGGTGAGGAATTAGATTTAGATAGAAAAGGTTTGTTTGGATTTACTTATTATAATGATGCATTTAAAGAAGCATATACTAATACATTAACTGAGTTAAAAGGAGCAGAGTCTCCAACAAAAGAAGAAGTTACTGAAGAAGAACCATCAAACATAGAAACACAGGCTTTAGTATCAGCTAGAAAAGAAGAACAGAGACAGCAATCAGATTCTATGAAAAATACTTTTGATAATTTAGTAAATGAAGCTAAAAAATCTAATAATCCTCAAGTTAAAACTGCATTATTAAATCAAGCATCAGCTTATTCAGGTGCAGGAGATATAGCTGACCCTACAGAAGATGGAAAACAATTCCCTTCTAGCTATGGTGGTGTTTATCAAGGTGATACTAAAAAAAATACAAGTAATAACAAATCTAATAATAATAATAATAACAAATCTAATAATAGTAATAAATCTAAAAATCAATCTATAGCATCAAAATTAAGTTCAGCCAAAAAAAAATATGGCTCACTAGCTACAAGAGGAAAATAACAAGTTTCTACTAACGTAGAAAAGCACTAGAATTTCTCTAGTGTTAAAAGGGCTACCTAGGATAACCTAGCCCCCTTATTTTTTACACAACAAAATAAGAGCTACCTGTTACCATTCGCAGCCCTCGTAACTTAAAAGGAGTTATTCATGAATGAAGAAGAAAAGCAAACTGAAGTTATTGAGGAAGGCAAAGAATCCGCACCAGTGGAGACTAAGTCTGAATCATTAGTAAGTTCAAAGCCTTACAAAAACAAAGACCGTGAGGATGTTTGGAAAGAAGATGAACCCAATAACGAACAGAGTGCAGCTACCGTTGACAAGGACACCGAAGAAAATTCTAAGGCTACTCCGGATGAACAACGCCCTGCAAGTGCTGAAGAAAAGGTGTTTAAAAAAAGATATGATGACCTTAAACGCCATCACGATTCTACTATCGGGAAGCACAAAGATGAACTTTTAAAACTTAAAAAGCAAGTCGAGCAAGCCGCTAAAAAAGCCTATCTACCTCAAATGTCTAAAGATGAATTAGATGATTGGAGAAAAGACAATCCTGAAATGTATGATGTTATGAAAACATTAGCATATGAGGAAGCTGATGAAAAAACAAAAGCTGTTGAAGTTAAACTAGAAGAGATTAAAAATGCTCAACTAAATTTAGCTAGAGAAAAAGCAGAAGTGGAATTAATTAAATTACACCCTGATTTTTACGATATTAAAAGCAGTGATGAATTTCATGAGTGGGTTGATAAGCAAGATGATATGATTAAAAATTGGTTATACAACAATTTTGATAATGCTAAACTTGCTGCTAGAGCTATTGATTTATATAAGATGGATTCAGGTCTATCTAAAAAAGCAAAAGTATCTAGTTCAGAGGCTAAAGCAGAAGCAGCAAAAGCTGTTACTAAAACTCGAACAGGTGAAGAAAACAAAATGAAGGAAAAGAAAGTTTGGAGCTTAAAAGAAATTTCTAAACTTAAACCTTATGAGTTTGATAAGTTAGAAAAAGAAATCGATACAGCAAAACGAGAAGGTAGAATCACGTCTTAACGAACTAACTAAATAACAATAAAGGAGAAATAAAATGGCAGTATCAAGAAGTTCCGGTTACGGAAATTTGCCTAATGATAATTTTATCCCTCAGATATTTAGTCAAAAAGTTCAAAAATTCTTCAGAAGAGCGTCTGTTGTTGAGGATATCACAAATACAGATTATGCCGGAGAAATTGAAAATTTTGGCGATACTGTGAAAATTATCAAAGAACCTGTAGTAAGCGTACAGTCTTACACAAGAGGTTCAGTAGTAAACCCGCAAGACTTAGCAGATGACCAAATTACTATGGTTGTTGACCAAGCTAATGCTTTTGCATTTAAAGTAGACGACATTGAAGAAAGACATTCTCACATTAACTTTGAGAGTGTTGCAACTTCATCAGGTGCGTATGCTCTTAAGAATAACTATGACCAAAACGTATTATCAAATATGTTCTCAGGTGCAGGAACAACTATTGGTTCCGATGGCTCAGGACAAGACGTAGGTTTTGGTTCTTCAGAAGTAGACCCATTAAACGTAATGGCTAATCATTCTAAGAGACTAAACGCAGCAGACATTCCATTTGAAAACAGATGGTTTGTTGCTTCACCTGCTTTTTACGAGCAATTACAGCAAACTGATTCTAAGTTACTTGACACACGTTTTTCAGGAGACGCTGACGGCGTACTGAGAAATGGTAAAGTGTACGAAGGAAACATTGGTGGTTTTACTTTATATATGAGTAATAACTTACCTGCTTCTTCAACATCTAACTATGAAAAGTTATTATCAGGTCACATGTCTTCAGCTTCAACAGCAAATCATATTGCTAAGATTGAAGTTGTAAGAGACCCTGATTCTTTTGCTGATGTTGTACGTGGCTTACACGTTTTCGGAAGAAAAGTACTAAGAACAGAAGCTCTACTTGCAGAGCATATATTAGTCGATTAATAGAGGAGGAACTATATTATGACAGCATATAATAGCAGTGTTACTTCTACTAACATTCCTGCAAAAAGGGGTGCTAGTATTCCAAGAGTAATATCAGACGTAGTAGATTTTTCTTCTACTACAAATGCTTCAGGCGACACTTTTGATATCTTACCTATTCCGGCTAATTCTTTAGTTTTAGCTGCAGGTTTTGATATTATGACAGTAGGTACTGGTTCAGGAACAGTTGCACTAGGAGATAGTGTAGATGCAGACCAGTATGTTGCAGCAGTAAACTTACAAGCTGCAGGACAAAAAGTAACGCTAGACGCTAACTACGCTTATTCTTCTGCTGATGCTATAAGAGCAACTATTGCTACAGCAGCAGTAAATGGAATAATCAGAGTATGGGCTTGTGTTATTTCACTAGATGATGGTGCAACATTATCTGATAGTGATACACAAACATCAACTTACTCATAATACATAAATAATAAAGGGGGGTTTATTCCCCCCTTTAACTAAATTTAAAATGCCAATATATATTTATGAAAATACTAAAACAGGTAAAGTATGGGAAGAGAATGTCCCCTATGAAGATAGAAATAAAATTGTTAAAAAAAATATAATTAGAATACCTGCAGCTACTAATATGCTTCGTATTTTAGATACAAATGAAAATAAAATTAGAGACCGTTTAGGTAGTATGGTCCAACAAGGTTATAAACAAAGAGATACTCTAGAAAAAAGAGGATTAATAAAAGTTTCTAACACTGAAAAAGAAAGTAGAGAGAAACGTAAACAAAAAAGGAAATGGGTATAGATGAATTATTTACAATTATGTAATGCTGTATTATTAGAACTCAATGAAGTTGTATTAACTAGTGCAAACTTTGCAAATAGTAGAGGTGTACAAACTGCAACTAAAGAGTTTATTAATAAAGGTATTTCTGATTTGTATAATGCAGAATTAGAATGGGCATGGCTACACTCATCTAAAACTCAAGACACAATAGTAGGTCAACAAGAATATACTTTACCTACAGATATGAGAAAAGTAGATTTTGAATCTTTTTATCTTACACCAAAACAAGTTATATCTAATAATGAATTTACAAGTAATATTTCTAATTGGACAACTGTATCTGGTTCTCCTTCTTATTCAAGTTTAGGCAATGGTAGATTATTATTAAATAATTCAGAGGTAACTCAATCAGTAACCGTAACTACTAACAGACCCTATCAGTTAGCAGTAAGAGCAATGGGAGGAACTATTAATCTTAAAGTAGGTACTTCGTCAGGGGATAGTAGTATTATTAATAGTAATATTTCTGTTACTAATGTAGGTGAAGGTAAAATGCATTATGTTTTATTTACCCCTACTGTTTCTACTATTTTTATAGGATTAGCAAATACTGCTAGTGCAGATTATTATGTAGATTTTATAAAGTTAGCAGAAGATTTTCAACCTTTTAAATTAAGATATATTTCTTATGACGATTTTTTAAGAGAATATACTCATAGAGATTTTGATACAGATGTTAAATATAAAAAACCTGATAGAGTATATAGAACACAAAATCACACAAGTTTTGGTTTAACACCTATACCTAATAAAGATACTTACACTATTAACTATGAATATTTTAAAACCCATACAGATTTAAGTAGTGCCACAGATGAACCTTTAGTGCCTTCTATATATCATAGTGTTATAGTTAATAGAGCTAAATACTATTTATATAAATTACGTTCTGATGTTCCTATGGCAAATATAGCTAATGCTGAATATGAAGATGGTGTTAAAAGAATTAGAATAGAAATGTTAAATAAACCTGATTATATTAGAGATTTAAGAGTCAATCTTAATACTTTATCTTCAGGGGGTTTAACTAACGTATAATGCCTGATACCTCTTCCTTAGCTCCTGCAATAGTTAGTTGTTCAGGAGGACTAGTTCTTAATAGAGATATATTTTCTATGCAACCGGGAGAAGCATTAGAGTTAAAAAATTTTGAACCTGATATTGCAGGTGGTTATAAAAAAATATTAGGAACATCATTATATAATTCTAATATTGTTCCTCAAGTTTCTTCTGCAAGTGAACGTATTGTAATGTCAGCTATATTTAATGATGTAGTATTAGCAGCAAGAGGAGGAAGTATTCATAGAGCAGGTAGTTCAGGTTCTTGGACATCTTTAATTACAGGATTAGGAACACCTACTGTTAATTATGAATTTAGAAGATTTAATTTTGATGGGACAGATAAAATTGTTATATGTTCTGGAACATCTACACCTAGAATATTAGATACTAGTTATAGTGTAACTAATGTTAATGCAACAGGAAGTAATAATTTTAAATTTGTTGAAATATTTAAAAATCATATTTTCTTTGCGGGGCATCCTACTAATAAACAAGAAATTAGTTTTATGGGTCCTTTTGAAACTAATAACTTTACCACTAATGATGGCGGAGGAACAATTAAAGTAGATACTGAAATTGTAGGATTAAAAACTTTTCGTGATAGTTTAATTATTTTTGGTAAGGATAGTATATTTAAATTAACAGGGTCTACTACATCTGATTTTGCTATTCAACCTGTTACAAGAAAAATAGGATGTATAGATGGTAGAAGCATCCAAGAATTTAGTGGAGATGTTGTATTTTTAGCACCTGATGGATTAAGAACTATTGCAGGTACAGATAGAATTGGTGACGTTGAGATTGGAACTATTTCTAAACAAATACAAGAAATTATAGATAATATTATAACTCATAACATTAATTCTTTAGTTATTAGAAATAAATCTCAATATAGATTATTTTTTCCTACTAGTGCTGACCAAGCAGAAGATTCAGCAAAAGGAATATCTTGTGTTATTAAAGGTCAACCTGAAGGTGGAGCAGCATTTGAATACTCAGAATTAGAAGGATTAAAAGTAGCATCATCAGATTCTGATTTTATAACTGATACAGAAACAATTATATCAGGTGGATATGATGGTTATATTTATAAACAAGAATCAGGAAATACTTTTGCTAGAGCAGGCAGTACTGTAAATATTAATGCTTTTTATAGAACACCTGATATGACAATGGGTGACCCCGGCATACGTAAAAACATGCAAAGGGTTATTTGGAATTATGAAAATGAAGGGGATGTTAATTCCAGTTTTAAAGTTCGTTATGATTTTGATAGCCCAACAGTACCTCAGCCTGATGCTTACACTTTATCAACAGGAGCAGGTATTGCTGTTTATGGTTTATCATCATCAAAATATGGCACAGGAGTTTATGGTTCATCAGGAGCAAATTTAGTAAGACAATCTGTAGAGGGTAGTGGCTTTACCGTTGCATTGAGAGTAGAAGAAACCACTACTAATCAACCAATATCATTTAAAGGATATCAATTAGAATTTATACCCGGAGGTAGAAGATAAATGGGAACATCATATACAAGACAGCAATCCAGTAATATTACTGATGGTTCTGTTATTGAGGCTAGTCATCTTAATACAGAATATAATCAGATAGAATCAGCTTTTGCTGCATCTACTGGTCATAGTCATGATGGTACAGCAGGAGAAGGAGGATATGTTCCTCTTATAGCAGATTCAGATGCTAATAACAAAATACTTTCAGACACATCTAATAATAGATTTGGAGTATTTGTAGAAGTATCTTCTAGTGCTGTAGAACAATTTAGATTTCAAGATGGAGCTATTGTTCCTGTTACTGACAACGATATAGATTTAGGAACAAGTTCTTTAGAATTTAAAGATGCCTACTTTGATGGTACTGTTACTACAGATGCTTTAATAGCAGACACTGCAGATATTAATGGTGGTAGTATTGATGGTGCTACACTGGGTACTAATAGTGCTATTACACAAGCAGTTATAGATAACATTAATATTAACGGAGCAACTATTGGTCATACTAGTGATACGGATTTATTAACATTATCTAGTGGAGTGTTAACAGTTGCAGGAGAAGTTTCTATGACTACTCTTGATATTGGAGGCACAAATATAACATCAACGGCAGCAGAGCTAAACTTACTAGATGGAGTTACTGCAACAACAGCAGAATTAAATATTCTTGATGGTGTAACTTCTACTACAGCAGAACTAAATTTAGTTGATGGTATAACAGCAGGAACAGTGACTGCATCAAAAGCAGTTATTGTAGATTCCAATAAAGATTTAACAGGACTTAGAAATTTAACAATAGAAGGAGACTTAACAGTATCGGGTGATGATATCACTATGGGTACAAATACTTCAGGTAATCTTCTCGTAGCAGATGGCACAAACTTTAATTCTGTAGCAGTAGGTTCTTTATCAGAAATATCTACAGTAGCAAATGATGATGTCTTTTTAGCAGTAGACACCTCAGGCGGTGGTCTTAAAAAAATTACAAGAAGTGCTGTTGTAGCAGGTCTTGCCACATCAAGTGCTATAGCAAATTTATCAGAAGATTCTACACCACAACTAGGTGGAGATTTAGATGTCAATGGTAATGATATTGTATCAGTATCTAATGGTAACATTAATTTATTACCTAATGGTAGTGGTAAAGTTATATTAGATGGTAATGGTTCATCAGGTGGTGTATCTATAACAGATGGTAATATTGATATTAGAACAGGTACAGGTGCTGTATCTAAAGTAAAGTTTTATTGTGAGTCATCCAATGCTCACGCACAAACACTTCAAGCAGCCCCTCACTCAGCAAGTAGTTCTGCTGTAGTAGTTTTACCAACAGCTTCTGGTACACTTGTTGGTAGCGGTGATAGTGGTACAGTAACAAATACTATGTTGGCAGGAAGTATTGCTGATAGTAAACTTAATACAATATCAACAGCAGATAAAGTTTCAGGTGCTGCTATACAGGTAGATGGTGCTACAGATGGTACAAGTATTACAGTTGCTGATGCAGACAAGTTTTTAATAGATGATGGTGGTACTACAAAGTATATTAATGCATCTCAATTAAATAGTTATATAAGTGCAGAAGCTTCAGCTATTGCTGCAGACAATATTACTGCAGGTGACGCAGCTATAAATTTTACAACTACTGCAGGTAATATTACTCTTGATGCACAAGGCAATGATACAGACATTATTTTAAAAGGAACTGATGGTAGTTCAGATACAACTTTCTTAACTATTGATGGTAGTGCTGCAGGTGCTGCAACATTTAACAGTGATGTTACTGTAGGTGCTTTACTTAAAATGCCAGATGTTACATCAGGTAAAATACTTGTAGGTGATGGTACATCTTTTGAAGAGGTAGCAGTATCAGGAGACGCAACTTTAGCATCTAATGGTGCATTAACAATAGCAGCTACTTCTGTAGAAAACTCTATGTTAGCAGGTTCTATTGCAGACAGTAAATTAAGCACAATATCTACTGCAGGTAAAGTAGCATTAACAGCACTAGAGATTGATGGTGGTTCAGATATTGGAGCAGATTTAACAACATCTGATTTAATTATAGTAGACGATGGTGCAGGTGGTACAAATAAAAAAGCCGCATTATCAAGAGTAGTAACTTTAATGACGGCACAAGGATTTTCTCAAGAAGACCCAACAGCCTTGGCAATCGCATTAGGATAATAGGAGGATAGATGGCAAATACGTTTAAAACAATAACTAAAGCAGGAGTAACTAGTGCTGATGTTATTTACACAGTAGCAAGTAGTACAACAACAGTGCTTCTTGGTATTATGATAGGTAACACAACAACTAGTCAAATTACTGTAACAGTTAGTTTGGCTTCAGATACTTCCAATAGAGCAGGAGCAAACAATGAGGCTAACCAAACAGTTGAGTTAGTAACCAATGCACCCGTTCCTGTTGGTGGTACACTTGAGTTGTTGGCAGGAAATAAAGTTGTTATGGAAACAACAGATGCTCTTTCGCTAACATCTTCAGCAGCAGCAGACATAATTTTATCAGTAATGGAGATAACCTAGAATGGCATACGTTGGTACACCTATAGATACAACCAATCAGTTTCAGTCTTTACAAGGTAAAAGGTTTAGTGGTGATGGCAGTACAACTGCTTTTACATTAGACGTTG